CTTATATGGTCAACCTCTAAATTTTCTGGAGCATTCATTATTAAACGCGACATAAGAATAGTTCTTTTATTTATTCTCGCAACTACTGTATTTTCTTTACTTACTTGCCAAGAAAAACTATTAAGATACTTATAATCAGTATCATCAACCATTATTTTTAGTTTTCTCTTGGCATCTGAACGTTTTTGTCCTGTTTTAATATATTTCATAAGTATTGCTTGACACAATCATATAATTGTGTTCTATGTTAATGTTATATCAATGGTTAAGTCCTGTGTGCTTGTCCATTGCTTAAAGCCACAGTATCCATAGGTTGATATTTCTCTACCAGTATAACCAGTTCTTCCAAACTCGTCATAATGAACTCCTCTTGGAGCGGCATACGTTGCTGCACCTTTAACTCCGAAAACTCTGTGTCCTGAGTTAGTCCAAGTCTTAGTTCCTGAAGCTGTTGAGGTAGTAGCATCTGCGAATGTTCCTGTTCGGACAACGTAGAAGTCAATATTCATTTGGCTACCGATGTATCCGTTCTTTAACCAAGCGTCTGCTGTGTTAAATCCTGCTGCTCCAAATGCTTGAATAAATCCTGGAAGGTCTGTGTTTTCAATTACTAAGTAGTAATTCTTTCCAGCATTTGAGAATCCTGCTACTTTTGAAAGTAGGTTGGATAAAATAGGAATAACGTTAGCTGCTGTTGTGAAACCGCCTGCTGGAGTTGTGTAAGCTCCATTACCATTTGTACAAAGCTCGTTTAATGCCCATTTGTCTAATGCTGTAGCAATTGAGTTGTTTTGCTCATCTATCCTATTCATATAAAGGTCAAACTTTGAGAAGACCTTTTCGTGATGATAGATGTGTTCGCCAACAACAAATTCGTCTGTGACAACCAAGCTGTCATCAGCGATTGTGAATGTTGCTGGACTATATGTTCCTGTTAGTGTTTGTACTACTGTTGTAGGTTGAGAACCATAAGGATTGTTAATATACATATTCCCAGTTCTATCAACTGTACAAACTTTTTCTGCCACTAATGCCTTACGAAGTAACTTATCAAACGATGCAAGTCTGTACTTGCGTCGGTGCATAGTAAATTCGTAATATGTGGCGGAAGTCATTGTATTCGCCATATTTAATCGTTGCTCCCATCAGCGTTAATTGATTGAGTCAACGATTTACCCTGAGGCACCCATCTCTATCTTGACTGTTTTAAACGAGAATCAACTAATGCGTCGTAATCTTCATCTGACTCTAAATCTTCGTATTTGTTTGCTTTGTCTTTAATGGACTTTATTGAAACTTTAGAAGTTCCACGTTTGCCCTTGCCAGTTGAAGTAGCTTTAGCTGTTTTTCGTTCTTCGTTTCTATTCTTTAAGATAGCTTTTAGGTCTTTATCTTTCATAACTTCGGCGACAGATACACCTTCGCCCTTTGCGAACTTGGTGACTCTTTCTACGTCGTCGTCGTGAACTTTTGATAAAGCTCTAATATCTTGTAAGGAATAGTCATTTTTAGGAGTTGGTGTCTCCGTTTCCTTTGTAGGAGTTGGGGTCTCCTCTGGCTTTTTAGAAGGCTCTACTTCTGCTTTAGCTTTGAGTTCTTTACTCTCGGCTTCAGCTTTTTCGGCACGAATTTTATAGTTGCCCGCAAGTTCCGTAGCTTTAAATAGCTTTGGATACTTTTCGCCGTCAACTTCAGATTTTAAGATGTTCTGGTCATCAATTTTTTCTGCCATAATTATAGGATATTTTAAGGACTCTCCTTGTCCAATTATGATTATTTATTCGAATCAAGTTTTTAATCTTATCGTCATCGTCTATCTTTGCGTTGTTTATTGCGATGACTCTTAATTCATCAATGTATGCGTCTATGTGAAGTAAAAGTGTGTTTCTTGCTTTTAAGTCAGCGAACGCTTCATCTGGGTCTTTCTTACTGTTAAATACAAGTTCTTTTAGTCTTATCGTATTATCATCAAAGTTTCCTATTAATCTATCAAACTGTTCTTCTAGATATCTAATAGCTATGTCTTGGGCTTTCATATCAAGGTAAACATCTTCTGCGAGTTTCTCATCTGTCTTGATTGATGTCCACATATCTCTGTTCTGGTAAAAAGGTGAGTCGGCGTTTATCTCTGGAAGTAGTTGTTTGCGAAGTAGTGCTATTGTTTGCTGTGAGAGTCCGTCAATTATATTTTGTTCTTGTGGTTCTAATTCAGCTTGTAGGAAGAACTTGCGGACTGCCTTGAGCACATCATCATTTTCAAAAAATGTATTTGAGATTAGCGATAGTTCTTCGGTTGTAAATCTTGTATTTTTATTTAGGTCTTGTAGTTTGCGTTTTATCTGTCTTTTTTTCTGTTTTGTTCATTGTGTTGGTTGCATTGGTTGCTGACTAGCTCCGACCTGTCCATTTTGTGGACTACCCATCTCTTGGGAAGCTGGTCTTGGTGCAGGTCCTGCGAGTTCCACTGGTGAAACTCCACCTGCTTCATTCAATATTTTAGAAAATAATAGTTTTGCCCTAGGGTCATCTAGCATTTGCGGATTAGCAGCGAGTGATTGAAGAACGGTTGTTAGAGTTGCCATTATTGCTTGTGAGTCCTTTGCTTCACCTGTAATGTCGTATTCAAGTTCCCATTCTAAATCTTTCATTACTTCTTTCCAAGTTTTGTTAGGGACATCTGACGGTTTGATAAATCTTTGATTACCCATAGAGGATAAAGCGTTTTGGATTGTATCGGTAGCAATTCCTAATTCTTCTTGTTGTTGTTCTTCAGTGAACGCTTTGCCAGAAAGGATTGCGTCTTTCATCTTCTGATTGACTACCTTAATAGCTTTGTTCGGGACAAATCTTGCGTCTAGGGCGGCTACTTGGTGGTCTTCTAAAATCTCGGATAATTCTTCTGATGTGTTCATTTTCTTTTTAATGTGAGGGATTATGTAGTCGGTTAGCATTTGTTTTAAATAGAGTCCTTTGTTTTCTGTCATCTGTTCAAATAAATCGTGGGACTCTTGGAGGAGAGCTTCTGTTTGTCGCCAAGCTGTTCCTGATTTGGCTGACATTCCAAGCATTGCTTCTGATACTCCAGTTATTTCGTTTCCTATTTTCTTCCATTGGTCTCCAAAGGATTGGAGAGCTTGTATATCTGCGTGGTTGTCTATGCGTGTAAGGGGCTGGTTGATACCGTGAGTAAGTATGTCGCCTGTTTCAATAGAGTCTAATACATTTCTGCCAGCAAACTTTGTATCTGCTGTTTGAGTGATTAACTTTGAAGCAAGGTCTAGTTGGTCTTTGATATTCTTTGAGGTGTGGTTTTCCATCCATTGAGCCATAAAGAGATGTTCTACTGAACCGATTGAGAGTGTCCTGCCATCAATAGGGATTAGGTGTGAAATCATATAAGGGTTTTTTCTTCTCTGCCCATATATAAATCGTAGTCGTCCCATTCTCCTTCTTCTTTTCCTTCAAGAAATGGAATGACGTGCATTTGCTGAACATACTCATCTTCATCTTTTTTGTTTCCTGTAAGATACATTAATGATAATTCGCCGTGAACTTCATATATTGGGATATAGTCAGCTTTGTTATCCTTGTCCTGTCCATCAGAAGTTTCACGTGCCTCTAAAGCGTCTAAAAGTTTTTCTACTATCTCTTGGTTATAATCTTTTTTAAGAAGTTGAGCGGGTGTCATCCATATCTTTTCAATTTGAGGATTACTTTCAAAATCTACTGCGTCAACTATCATTCTTTGCCAAGGAATTGTTTCATGGGTAAGTTCGCCATCTTTTTCTACAAACTTTGGGATAGATGAACCATAACTCGCAAGTGAAAGTCCCCAGTCATTGAGGAACATTCCAAATCCAGATTTACGCATCCACTCCTGAAGTTTAATAGTTGCTACCATTGACAGACCTAACATAGCTTCTTTGGTTGCTTTAATCTTGATGTTCTTTCGGTCTATATCGGTAGCTCTGAACCAGATGTTCCGAGCAGCAGTTACGATATTAAAGAAGGGTTTTTCCCTACCTTTACTGTCGGTTTCCCCAGAAATATGTTTAGAATTTAAGTAGGCGTCAATCGTTTCTATTGTTTCACGTTGACTGAACTTTACATATTTTCCAATAGTTGTTTTGCCAGAGATATCATTTTGCTCCATATCCCTGACTAAATCACTTATACTTATATCATTCATAATTTATTTATTAATTTCTACCTATATGTCACGACGTAATCGCCTGTATAACCTGCTTGTAACTGGACAACTAACCCATCATCAAGGGCTATATCGTAGGTGTATGTTCCTCGTGGAGTTGATGACGACAATCTTGTTATGAATGTTGCGTCACCATTAACAAGAGCATCGGTTGATGTGGCATTATAGATATTCATTGCGTGTGCTGTTGTTGAAGCGACTATAATTGAACCTAATGTAACTGAACTATATTCAGCTGTTTTAATTAGTTGGTTAAATTCAGCTGCCTTTGCTAATACACCAGACATTTTTGCTGTTGAAGTAGCGTGATATTCTCCACCGACAATAACACTAGTCAAATCTGGCTCTATGTTTTTCTGTAGATTCCAACCTATAAATCCACTAATTCCTCCAAGAACTAGTACGGCTATTAGTGGGAATATCCACCAAGTTTTATTTTTCCTTCGTTGTTCATATTTTTTCCCCATCATTTGTTAGAATTTATTTTAGTTTTATTAGATTCTTCATTTTTATCAAAAATTTCACTTTGAGAGTTTGTTGCGAACGAACTTTCTAGAGGTTGGTCGGTTAACATCTTGCCCTTAATTATAAAATACATTCTCATGAGCCAACAATCTGAAGCGTCTGGGCTACGAGCTATTAACTCTTTAACTTCGTCTTTTGTGGTCGCCATTCGCTTGTTATCGTCTTTAGTAGTGTCTTTATAAACTGATAACTCTTCAATAATTTCGTCCTTTAACTTGCCTTCCATTTGGCTTGCGATTTTATGATTGTTGACAAGCTCTCCAAGTGTGTAGATACATTGAACTCTTAAGTTCTTGTAGTTAGATACAAGAGGAGCGTTCTTCGTATAAGAGACATTTGGAAGTCTGACTATGTTGTCGTCTGTCTTAATAGCTGAAAAAGAGCTTTTAAAGCCTATAATCCCGTCTAACATTGAACTATTAGCTACACCCGTCCCTACTCCTATGGCATCTACAGCTACGTGAGAGTAAGGGATACGGTCATCTCTAGCATACTCACGTATCTTGTCTATAATCGGTTCTGTGGTTAGGTGTTCAAATGACTCTCTGCGATATTCTTCTAGTCCTTCCCAGAATGAGAAGACGGTCTTGTCTGAGCCGTCATCTGCGATATCTACTAAAAGATATTTGTCTTCTGTCTTATTAATCGTATTACTAAATACATCTACTAAAGCGTCATAATTACATATAGCTTTGGAACTGTCTTCATAATCCCAGTTTCCAAACATAAGACGCTGTTTAGTAGCTTTGTCCTTAATTTCTTTCAAATCCTCTCCATAAGTCTTAGCTGTAAATGGATTATCTCCATATAAGGACTGAATGAACTCATATTCTTTAGGTAAGGTTCTATCTCTCTTGGGTTTGTAGAATAGTTGATATAACCAGTTTTTCTTAGGGTTGAAGGTAATAAGCATTTTGGCTGGGGTTAGCTTATAGTCATCGTTTCTATGACGACCTATACGGGACTTTAAGACATCAAATGCCATAAAATCTATCTCACCAGCTTCTTCTATCCAACCACCAGTATATTCAAGTGACCCTAGTCGTTCATACATAGGGTCTGAAGGCTGATACTTGAGGTCTAAGAGGTCTATTCGACTTCCCTTAGCCATACCACTCACAAACTCAATATAGTTGTATTGTCCGTTTAATTTCCAACTATCACGACTAATTCCGTGAAAAGTACACACCTTCTCAAATGTTATAAAAGAACTCTTCATCAAACGACTCAACTCATTTCTGCCAATAAACCAACGTGAACCTGGATAGAAGTGACAATTAGTTGTAAGCCATTCTGCTCCAAGCCAACTCTTTCCGCCATTCAACCTCCCGCTCCACCGCCAAAACCTATATATTTAATTATACTATCTTGTAAAGCAGACCAAGCGAGGTCTTGCTTTATGGTAGGTTTTATTTCTATTTGCATAGGGCAGTAGAGCGGGATTCGTATCCTTCCCAGCGTTTGTGAACATTGTCTTTTAAATGTAAACGACGATGTTCGCTCCCGCTTAGTAACTCTAAATTATTTATATTATTATTTAATGTATCTCCGTCTTTATGATGTACGACCTCGTTTTTAGTTAAATATCTTCCTATATGCTCTTCCATTATAAGTCTGTGTTCTCTAACATATCC